AGTGTTACGGTGAAGGCGGGTTAGGATGGCAGAGCCGTTCGCAGAACTTCTTCACCTCGGCCGAGGTGTGACCCGACCCTTCCGACGGGACGGGCGTGGGGACTTCGCGGTCGCTACGGGTGCCGCACTCGTCTCGGCGGCCGTGGGTCAGATCCTCGGGACGATCGCGGACAGCGCGGTGAACGTTGGCGAGCTGCCGTGGCGGCCCGACTTCGGTTCGAAGCTGCACCTGTTACGCCACTCACCGAACAATGAGGCGCTCGTCGAGACGGCTCGCGTCTTCGTGATCGAGGCCGTACAGCGTTGGGAGCCGCGGGTGCGAATCTCCAATGTCGAGATCAGTCGCGATGAGACTGAGGGGAGCGGGGGCAACAAGTTGACGATCAGACTCCGGTACGCCTTCGTCGAGCTGCAGACAGGCGTCGCAATCTTCGAAGACCTTGAAACGGCCGTGGTCGTCTAGGCTATACTGCGCGGGTCAAAATGGCGATCCTACCTTCATCGCTGGACTTCACCGACCGAGACTTCGACAGTCTCAATGCCCGGCTCGATGCCTTGCTCGCGTCGGTCTTCCCCGACTGGACCGACTTTCAGGTTGCGACCTTTGGGAACATCCTCAAGGAGATGTTTGCTTTCGTTGGTGGCGTCTTCACGAAGTACCAGGATTCGTCCGCCATCGAATCGCGGATCGTCACCGCGACCCAACGCAAGAACCTGATCAACCTCGCAAAGCTGGTCGGGTTCGTACCGCAAGGAGCCGCAGTAGCAACTGCCGAGGAAACGTTCACGCTCGCCGCTGTGCCGACACAGGATGTCGTCTTCGTTGAAGGGCAGGAAGTGCGGACGAAAGATGTCGTGGATCCCGCCACCTTCAGACTCTTGACGGACCTCACGATCCCAGCGTTCAAAGACCCCCCCATCGGTTTGGTTCAAGTGGAGAATGCGGACCCCACGGCAGAGCAGTTCCAGTCCGACGGTCTGGCGAACCAGCGGTTCGAACTCGCCGAGGTGCCGTTCCTTGACGACTCGGCGGTCATCCTCGCGGCCAATGGCGACTACGACGAGGTCGTCAACTTCCTCGACTCCGCTGCTGCCGACCGACACTTCGTGATCGTCGTCGACCAGAACGACAGAGCCACGATCAAGTTTGGCAATGGCGTGAATGGTGCGATCCCGCAGGGCACGATCGCGGTCTCGTACAAGACGGGCGGCGGTGCGGCAGGCAACGTCGAGGTCGGGACGATCACCACAATCGAAGGTTCGTTCACCGACATCCTCGGCGGGTCCGTCTCGGTATCGGTTAACAACGCGGCGAAGGCGTCGGGCGGTACCGACCGGCAGGGGAATGAGGAGATTCGCGAACTCGCACCGGAGTCGGTACGTGTGCTCAACCGAACCGTTGCCCGCGAGGACTACGAGATCAACGCGAAGAAGATCGCGGGCGTGTCGCGTGCGCTGATGCTCACCGCTGACCAGGACACGGAGATCGATGAGAACGCGGGCAAGCTCTTCATCATCCCCGATGGCGGTGGCGTACCCACACAGACGCTCAAGGACTCTGTCCTCAACCAGGTGACCGTCGTGTTTCCGAAGACCGTCACCTTCCGCCTTGACGTCGTGGATCCGGTTTTTCTTGTCGTCAACGTCGCAGCACGAGTGTTCAAACGGACCAACATCACACAGGCGACTGTGCGCGCGAACATCCAGGCTGCGCTCGACGCCCACTTCGCGCTCGACAACCCCGATGGTTCGGCTAACACAAACATCGACTTCGGTTTCAACTTCAAGGATGTTGACGGGAACCCGGCCGGTGAGATCGCCTGGTCCGACATTTTCAACGTCGTGCGCGACGCTAGCGGCGTACGAAAGATTGGTGACCAGAATAACGACCTCACGCTCAACGGCCAGGACGACGATCTGCCAATCCAGGTGAAACAGTTCCCGGTGCTCGGTCAGATCGTCTTACTGGACGGTGATACCGGAGGCGCGTTCTAGGTGGCACACACGTTCGCGAACCTGAGCTACGAGGACGCCGGCTTGGAGCCTGGCGATGCCGCCAGTTGGGTGCAGTCGCAGCTCGCAACCGCGGAGGAGCTTGCGGGCTACGGCCCGTCGAGCCTGAGCGTACGTCGGCGACCCGAGGAGGACTTCGAAGATGGCTGGCTCAGCAACGAGGACTTCGTGTTTGTCCTCGGTCTCGTGGATGACGCGTTCTACGATATCGCCATCTCACCGCAGCGGGGTGAAGACTACGAAGAGGGTTGGCTCAGCAACGAGAACTTCACGTTCGTCCACAGCGGACTCGACGTGGCGGTGTACGACTCGACTCCGCAAGACTTCGAAGACTTCGAAGAGGAGTGGCTCGGCAATGAGGCGTTCGAGTTCCAACTCGGCACGATTTTATCCGCCCCGTTCGGCGGCGTTGGCGGCTCCGAAGACTTCGAGCAGACATGGGACATCGACATCCGCATCTTCGCGTTCGCCGAGTTCTCTGGTTTGCTCACGTTTACAAAAACGTCCGACGAGATCGAACGGGCCTCCGGTAGTTGGATCACAGATGGCTTCGCCGACGTGCCGCAAATCGAGATTTTCAACTCGCTCTCGAATGACGGGATTCACGATCCGGTTACCGTCGCCGCTCTGTCGATCATCACGGACGGCACCCCGGCTATCGTTGACGAAGTGCCAGCCCTGACCGTTCGGGTTCGCTCGTTCTCGGTTGCCCTGTACGATGGCGGTGCGCTAACCGAAGAAAACTTCCAGGGGACCTGGACTCTGATGACGACCTTCTAGGAGAGTTGAATGGCCGAAGTTGATTTTACTGAACTTGCTAACAGCCTCGCGACCGGGCAGCTCGACCGAGGCGCGACGGCAGGCATCGATCGACCCCCCGGGGGCGGGTCGTTCGTCTTCGGGTTCAACTCGCTGGCCGTCGTCGACGGCGCGGCCGGGTTGTTCACGAACCAGACGAACTTCGCTCCGATGTCGAAGGGCGGTCGCATCCAGGGCGCGATCAAGCGACACCCGTCGGCTGGCGCGACCGGATTCGCTCCATTTCTGTTCATCGGCTTGCAAGGCCCCGACGTTTCCGATCTGGGCTACCTGCTCGGGCTCGGCGATGCCGACCCGCATCACATCGTGTTGCGCAAAGGGGCCATCAACGAGGGGCTCCCCGAGTCACTCGGCGTCGAAGGTGTGCTCGCCATCGGCACCGAGCCCTTCAACAACGACACGTGGCTACACCTCCGACTCGACATGGTGGTGAACCTCAACGGCGACGTCGTGCTCAATGTGTTCCGCAACGATCTGGACGTCAATCCGGTCGGCGCTCCGATCTTCGCTCCGGTACCCGGCATGGACGATCTGAACCCGGGCTCCGGTCGCGCCTTCCTCGACGACGCGCTCGGCATCAACTCGGGCTCGCAACCGTTCGAGAACGGGCGCGTCGGGTTTGCCTTCCGCGTCGAGGATACTGCGCGGCGCGGCGCGTTTGATTCTATCGAGATCGCGAGACAATTATAGTTGTCTAGCAATCTCTTTTCGTGTTAGGAAAGCGGCATGAACAAAGCGCGATCGAAAGCGAGAACCAAAGAATGGGAGGATCCCGAGATCCGCAAGCGTCGTGTCGAAGGCGTTCGCAAGGCCGCATTTCGACGTTACGAAGATCAGGGCGAACGAAACAAGGCCTCGGCTCGCACGAAAGCTCTCTTCGATGATCCTGCTTACCGAGAGAAACACCGACGCGCGATGCAGAAACTTGGCAAACAGAACCGAGGCAAGCCTCGGAGCGCAAAGGGTCTTAGCAGATCGCCCGAGTACAAAATCTGGTCCGGCATGATCGAACGCTGCCACAACCCGAAGACGGTGCCCTATAAGAACTATGGTGGTCGAGGCATCCACGTCTGTGACGAGTGGCGGGGCCGTGGCGGGTTCGTGCGGTTCATCGAGCACGTCGGTCGACGGCCTTCCTCTGAACTCACGATCGGTCGTATCGATAATGATGGCCACTACGAGCCTGGCAATGTTCGTTGGGAGACGCGTGTCGAGCAGATGGCGAACCGTCGAATAACACGGCATGTAACGATCCGCGGAGAAACTATGACCTTGACTGCCTGGGCTCGTCATATCGGTATCGCGGTGCCGACATTGTCTCGCCGTTTACGCCTTGGCTGGTCAGACGATAAATTGCTTCAACCAGGAAGACACTGACCGATGGCAACCCCGATCATACAGCTCGACGGTTCAGTTTCCGGGGTAGGGACGCCGGGGGATTCGCGCGACAACTTCATCGTGCCCGAGACCATCAGGATCACCGACACGGCGAATCCCGCGCCGAGCACGTTTTCTGTCGTGCTGCGCGCTCGGCCGCCCGGCTCGTCTGCGGCTATCTCGCTCGGACCGGGCGCGAACGAGGCGGGATTCCCGATGGACGTCCTCGGCACCTATCTCGTCGAGGTTATCGCTGACGGCGCGAGCAGCGGGGTCCTTGCTGTGCTCGGCGGACAGGACTTCTTCTTCTCGACGCAGGGCGGCGCGGCCTCGAAGCTACTGAACGGCAAGCGCCCGCCTGCAGCTGGCGAAACGATTCAGTATGGTTCAGACGGTTGGGCCGTTGCGCTGAACGAGATCGTTGCCGCCGCTCTGAGCAGTAGCCAATTCGATGCCATCAACAACGCGAGTCCCGCGCCGTCGGCGGCCAACCCATTCGTCACCGAGGGCAACGCCGAGCTGGTCCCGGTTGCGACACAGGCGCTCATTCCGACTACGGATCAGAAGACCGATCTGGGTACGCTTGACGGCGCAGCACACGGTACCGTGTTCCACTCCGATGCTGCCGGTCGTGTTGCCGCACTCGCGCCGGGTAACGTCGGACAGGTTCTCGAAACGCAGGCGGCGGCGGACCCCGTATTCGCCGACGCCAAGCAGAAGGTTGCCGCAGAGATTATAGCGGTCGGCACAACGAACCACGCTGGCGCAACGGATACACTCGTCGCCCTGATGACGTCGACGCCTGGGGCCGGTGACTATGAGGTCGAGTTCGGCGCGAGCGCCGATCTCGATACCGTCAACATTTCGATGTTTTATTCCATCTACGTCAACGGTGTGCAGATCGCTCATAGCGAACGCGAGTTCCGGCGTGGAGGTTCGGCCGGCGATGTAGCTGGCGCGCTGCACACGAAGGCCGACGCGATTGGAGTGGGAGACGGTCAAGCAATCGAGATCCGCGCTCGTCTTTCCGCAGGCAGTGCCGACATTTTCCAGCGCTCCCTGAGCATCAAGAAAGTGGTGCCGTAATGGCGAAGTACACTCGTTCAAAGTCTACGGACTTTACGTCGTCTGCCGGCGCGATCACTCATAGTGCGCTGCGAGACGAGGTTGGCGCCGCGATTCCGGCCAAGACGCTCATGACGATCACCGAGTTGGAGGACGGGGATCTCGTCGAGTTCGACTTCGGCTCTGACACGCTGACCGGTGGAGAGCAGACGACGCTCACGACGGTTTGCAACGACCACACTGCGCCGATGCACGAATTGATCTTGCGAACTGCGCCGGCCTCGGGTCTTGAGACTGCCGTCGTTACGGATGGTTCGTGGACCGTTCTCCACTACCAAGTCGTCGACCCGAAAACATTGCACGATGACTTGACCAAAATCTTTATGCGGTTCGTTGCCGCTGTGAAAGTAAACGACGGTGCCGCAAGCGAGCTTCCCAAATTTCGGATCGTCGAACGCAAAGTATCCGACGATGTTGAAGTGGTCCTGATGACCGCAGTACATCAGCCAGCCGATACCGCCACAGCATTCCGGGCAATGCAATTCGACAGTGACGTGGACCCCCGCGCCGGCCTGATGGAATACCGCGTTGAGGCTGACCGGAACAGTGCAACAGAATGCGTTGTTCGGGGGGCTGGCTTCATGCTTTGTGCGAACGTGTAGAACTCAATGTTCGGAACGGGCGGATACGGACACGCGGGATACGGCGGCGGAGGCGTCCCGGCTCCGGGTCTCAACGCGTGGACGCGTGAGCTAGGCGCAACGCAAGGTCGACTGATACCCGTCAACGCCGACGCGGTCGACGGTGACTGGGTTTTCGTCTTGGGCCGTGATCTTGCCGGACTCGAACAGGATCTGAACATCGGCGACTTCGTGCAAGTCGAGCAAACCGCGGACTTCGATACCACTGAAATCGTCTCAGTGGCGCTTCGGATGCGCAGCTCTGCTAGCCTTCCCAGCCCGCGCAAGTGGAAGGTTCAGCTACTGATCGACGGCGGTGAGCGGGTGGCGCGCACCCTTCGCGATTCGGAAGACGTAGATCAGAAACTCGCCGCGAACGTTTCACAGCTTGCACCCGGAGATCATACGCTGGCGATCCGGTTGGGGCTTATCTAATGACGATGGTCGAACTCCCAGCCGTCTACATCGACGACGTGCAGATGCTAGAGCCTGGTGGGCTCGCGCTGCTGAATCGCGATCCAGACGACGGACAAGTCCGAGTTCCCGAAGACCTGAACATCGTGGTCGATATCGCTGACTTGACTGGTATCGGGATCGACACGTCGGCGACACAGGTCTTCGTCGCAGGCATACTCGCGTTCGATGGTGGCGTCTTTCAGCCGGGCTTCGCGGGCTCGACGTCGAGTCCCGACTCCGACACGTTGCGCATCGACATCAACCCGGCCTCCGACTTCGCGAGTGAGCAGGCTGTTACCGTGCGCGTGGTCAGTGAGACGACCGGTGGCGCGAACACGATCGACGAAACCTATTCGTTCACCATTATCGATCTGATCCCGCCCGCATTTGCGAGCGCGGTTCCCCAGAGCCTTCGCGTCGTGCGATTCACGTTCGACGATCCGGTCAAGCAAACCGATCCAAATGACTTGCTCGACGCACTCAATCACGATGCCTATCTCTTCACGCCGCTGACCTTTCCTGCCGTGACGCCGGTCGGTGTAAGCGTGGTCTCCGTTGACGAGCGGACGGTCGACGTCACAGTCAGCATCGATCTATCGCCGGGCCAGACCTATCAGGTTCGAGCCCCGAACTTCACCGATCCAACGGCGCAACCGCCTCCGCCGATTTTCATTCCGCCTGAAGAGGGGGGTGGCTAGTGGCTACGACGATCACTTTCGTGGCGTTCGTGCCCCCGGCGCCAGCGGACCGGCAGTTCGATCTCATCCGGCTGCTGCCGCTGCTCAACCGCGAGGAGGATGCAACCGAAGACCTCCTGAAGTTCATCACGTGCTTGCAGGAGATTGTAGACCTCCTGCTGTTCGATGCGGACCGCTGGGTAGATATCCTCGACCCCGACGTTGCTGGCGAGCCCTTCCTCGATGCGATGCTCGCGGACCTGGGCAACCCGTTCGAGTTCGACCTGAGCGAGATCGACAAGCGGCGGCTCATCTCGGTGCTCGTCGCGATGTACAAGCAGAAGGGTACTGTGCCCGGCATCATCAACACGATCCGGTTCTTCCTCGGATTCGATGTCACGGTCGTGCCATTTAACACGACGAGCTGGATCCTGGGCGAGGACACGCTGGGTGATGACACGATTCTCGGGCCCAGCGCCCAGTTTAACCTCTACGCCTTCAACCTCGTGGCACCCATTGCGCTGACTGTTGAGCAGCGGAAGCGGATAAGATCGCTGGTAGAGCTGATGAAGGTTGCGCACGAGCACTTCGTCGACCTCATTGAACCAGACACAACCGTCTTCGATCATGTAGAGTTGGGCGAGTCGGAACTCGGGGACACCTTCTTGCTGCACTAATGCGACTTATTCCGCATAGCTCGTTTTGTGGCGCCGCCCGACTTACGCGCGCATGCCGTAGAGCAATTTTTCTGATTAGAATTCTGAGGTTGAAAATCAGTACGGCACCACGCACACAGTCGCGACCCGATACTGCGCCTCAATGTAAATTTGCAGGAATTCGAGCAGCAGGGGATTGCAATTCTCCGCTTTGCCTGGGAAAGCGGCATGGAGAAGACTTTTTCACAGACCGGGCATGTAAACGTAGGTCGTCGGCTACGTTTCTTCGCCGCGGTTGCGGCATTGCCGCATGCTTGCGAACACCGCAGCGTCTTGGAATGGATCGGCGTGAAGGTTGCGCCGCACTCGATGCAGGCTCGCTCCTTCGGCGCACGAGCCGCTCTATAGCAGGTCGCGGAACAGTGTTTGCGTTCCTTGCTTTGCTGGTGTTCAAACTTTTCCCCGCAATGCGCGCAGACAGTCTTCGTTCGCTTACGTTTGTGAGCGTGCCTGTGACACGTAGCGCACAGCAGCTCAATATTGTCGATCGCGAACAGGAGAGTGATATCCTTGGTTGGCCAAGGATCAACACGATGGTGTCCTACAAGACCGTCGGCGTGACCACATCGCTCACAGGTTTTGTCAACTTTCAAACGCCGTGCGAAGCCGATCCAACCATGCCGGTTGTACCAGGCCATACGAGTCCTAGCTGGCTCGTCACCGCGTCTGCTGATGCCAAAACATCCTTGAGAGCAAAACTTCCCGTACCCATCCGCTACCTGCCTTGCACTAGCCGTGAAGGCTTTGCCGCAGACGAGACATACCTTCTTGACTGTCTTCCGCTTCGACTCGGCGTAGCAAGACCTCGAACAGAATTTTGCTGCTCGTTGGGAGCGCTTGAATGTCGATCCGCATTGTTTGCACACCGTTTCCATGACGGACAACGTGTAGCACGTTTTCGTCAAAAAGGCTAGCCACATGTCCGACCGTCTCGATTACTTTTTTAGGCAACTGCTGACCGAGCAAGAATTAGATTCTGGTTTCGATAAGACCGAGGCCGCTGAGCAGAAGCTGATGACCGATCAGCTCTTGACCGGCATTTTCATTGGCGGCGAAGTGGCCGAGCACTTCCCGACGCCTGATCTGACGGTTGACATCGCCGGCCCGTTGAACGCCTACGACCAGCTCGGCCGCCGCATCTTTTTCTCACCGCTTCAAGTCCTCGACATGTCCGTCGACGAGCTTGCGGTTTCGACCGCGGTCGACACGCCGGGCAACGAGAAGATCCTCACCATCTTCGTGGAGTTCGATCGGCTCCTCTCCGACCCACGTCTCGACGGCAACAATCTCACTGTTTTCTTTCAGCGTGTCGAGAGTTTCAAACTGAACGTGGTGCAATCGGCCGAGGCCGCGATCGGCCTGGCCGTTCCACCTGCGCCTCGCGCCGACCAGCTCATTCTGGCTGACGTTACGATCGTCAACGCGCAGGTAGCGATCCTCGATGCCGACATCGATGCCTCGCGCCGCGCCGACGTCTTCAAGCTGACTGGAGCACCGAACTCGATTACAGCAGGACGGGTCAAGCAAGTTCTGCAGGACATGCTCGACATCCTCAACGGCGGTATCGGCGGGGTAGACGTCATCGAGGGTGGCGATACCGTCATCGACTTCTCGACGCTCCAGAGTGCCATTCAGGACCTGGCGGAACAGAAGCACGTCGGCATCAACTACGTCTTCGGACTCACTGACATCAATCCGCGGTTGACGGATTGGGTGTACAGCGACGCACTGTTCGGATGGCGCTCCACCGTCATCGGTGCGAAAGCCGACGGCTGGTGGAAGATGCAGGATAAGCACAAGATTTTGGAGGTCGATGCCTTTGTTAGTGATGGCGCCCCGGACAGCATCGTCAGTGCTCGGTTGAACGTCCTGAGCATGACGACTCCGGTGGCGCTCATATCCAAGGACTTCCAAATATCGAACGGATCCGGTTTGCCGCAGATCATGAGCTTCACGTTCACCCCATTCACGCTCGGGGTGAACGAGATCCTCTTTATCGAGTTCGAAAACACGGATGCCGGAGTCCTCGCCCGTATCCTTCGGGGGGGCCGCGTCAAGGCTCGTCGCATCCTGTAGTTCATGCCGACAACGAACAACGGACAGAAGCCTGACCCGCAGCCGCGCGCGGACACTGACAAGCTCGTCGGTGACGTGCTCGCGGCTGGACAGGACCTCAGCCTTGCGAACGGCAACGACCCCGAGACGGTGTTTCGCAAGACGCTCACGGCGTTCATCCAGGAGGCTCGCAACGGGGGCAACGGCAACGGCGGCCCGCCATCGAAGGGGCTTAGGCATCCGGTGACCGCTGCCCTCATCAAGTACGTGGTCACCGCGCTGTTCGCGCTCGGCGCTGCGTACGGTGGAATCAAGCTCGCGGTGAAGAGCAACTCCGACGACATCAAAGCGGTCGATACGAAGTTCGAGGTCCACGCAGATAAGTCTGCGCACCCTGGCGCGGCAACGAGGGTTGAGGTTAAGAAGGTCGAGGACAAGGTGCAGGCGCTTGACAAGAGCGTTGGCGAACTCGGCGTCCAGATTGATCAGCAGGAGTTACGGCAAAAGGAACGCCACGATGACATCAAGGGCGAACTGAAGTATCTTCGTCGACGGCGTAACCGGAGGGAGGACTAAGAGACGATGGCACGATTCGAGAAAGTCGCGTTGGCGAACGGGGCGCCTGGCACTGCGTCAAACGTCGAGAAGCTTCGCGACAAGTTCGTCCAAGCCGAGGGAGGCTTCGGCGGTTCACTTGACGTTCAGGGTTCGGTTGACGGGACGAACTTCCGGGTGGTGCTGGCCGCGGTCGCTGCGGGGAGCATCACCGCGCTACCAGAAACGTTGAAGGAAGTCCGTCTCGACACAACGAACGCGACCGGTGGGCCTGCCGAGGTCGTGCTTGGTGGGTTCAACGAGCGCGTCTCGTAGGCGCCGCAGGAGTGTAACGGATGGCCAAGATCGCAGAGGGTTTGAAAGGCATCAACTTGTGTGGGCCCGGCTGCGTGTGGGCCGGTTCGCGTACTGATACGCAAGCGACCTGGAACGAATGCACGGACGGCAGTTGGCTGCTCGGGCTCTGTTACGCGCTCGCCGTCGATGCCGCGCTCATCGTCTCTGCCGCGCG